CTGCTGGAGTAAGTGCCTTGGTAACTGGATCCCAAAACAGAATACTTGCATCTGTGCCACCAGTAGCCAGCAGCCTAGAATAGCAAATGAATGTCTTACCATCTACGTAAGCGTAAGTAACAGATGCTGTTGCTTCGGTATTTGGTGATGCTGGGTCTATAGCCACGCCGTGAATTTCTGCAAACGTAGTTGTTGTCCACGTACTAGTAGCATCATCATAGATGTAATTCTTGCCTGTGGCTGGGCTGTACAAGACTGTATTTTCTACATCATCCCGCAGTGCAAACAGCTGATCAAAGTCTGAGTTTACTGTTCCTGCGATGCGCTCCGTGTAGCCTACAGACTTCAGCCCCTCGGCCACTGGCATGATGTTCTCACCATAAAGTATTTGGGGGGTATCGTAGTCTACAGACTCATTACTTCCCATAAACGTACGCGGTGTGCGCGGTGCGCTATCAAGTCCGGGAATAAAAACAGCCCGCTGTCCCTTAGTAGAAACTAGGGGGAAGCGAGCTGCATTTAAAGAGACTTTAAATCTCTGAATTGCCATTATGTGTTCCTTATCAGTTTCAAGTTATTCCATACGACCCAAGCGTAAAAGCCACATAGCAGGTACAACACCACTACTGGAACCAATGGTGCAACCCAGAGCAGTAGCCCAATGAATGCACCTTTGGCTCCCAGCAGAGTGGGCAGCACACCAAACCTATCCATCAGTGGCTTCAGCATACCATTGCCCTCAGTGAGCTTTGGGTTACGTAGTGCCACGACCGTGGTTAGCAGGTCGAGGGCTTGGAGAGCGATTAGAAGGTAGAGTGTCATAGGGTAAAGTACGTACCAGTAATAATCAAGCTATTGCCCCATGCAGCATTTTCTGGCAGGTAGATAACACCCGTACCGTTCGGATACACAAGCGCCGCCGAGGGGTTTGTAATCAAGCCGGTGACGACGCTTGCCGCTCCCGCGATAGATGGAGTGAACGGCAAACCCGTAATAGTGCTAGGCCCTGCAGTTGTGGATATCGTGGTCGCCTGAATTTGGACGTTGAACGTGACAAGATTGCCCATCTTTACGAATCTGGCATCCTGAATGGTTACTACGCCGGTAGTCGTGATGCCGGTTAACACTGGCGTCCACGTTCCCAAAGGGACGCGAACATCCTCGGCATTAAGAGTGCCAAGCACAATGGTGTTAACAAACCCACGTCGGACTCGTCCTGTGAGTTGGTCGCCCCAGCCGAAAAACACATCATTTTGTGACGACACGCCAGTACCCAGCATTCCCACCGGATTCTGGCCTGCTTCTAATCCCCAAAGTGCGTACTCATCCGCGCCTGATGGTATGGCACCGCCATTAATGAAGGTGTTTCCGGTACTCGATATCGACGCGCCTGCGGACACAAGCCCACCGCCAGAAGGAACACCAACAAAACCACAACCCGAGACAGTAGATGCGCCACCCGCCTCTACCAAAGTGATTCCGCTATAAAGCCCAAAGCAATTAACAAACCTATAAAAACAATCCTCAAAGTCTACTCCGCTGACAGCGATTGTGCCCTTACCTTGCGTTCTCACGCCTGTGTCACACGCCTCAATCGCCCCGCCCGTGCAGCTATTGCCAATGCTTCCCGAATCAATATCAAGATGGACTTGTGTCCTGCTAATTGAGTCCCATCCCCTGAGATAGCATCCAACAACAGACGTACCATTGCATCCAGGCCCTAATTTAATACTTATAATCTCTGCGCCCTGAATGTAGACGTTCTCGTAGGTGTGACGCCACCCGAGATAGTTATCAATGCCGTTAAACGGACGATAGATATGAACATTAATCACAAGCTGTGATTGATTGACACGGTTAAACAGTATTCCATCGCATAGCTCGCGGCAATTTAATGTCAAGTCAGATATTGTTCCCCCGATTATCCAATCCGTGTTTACATTCCATGTACCTGCCGTTGGCTGATACCACACTAAAAACGCACGAGTCTGCCCTCCGACTGTCGCAGAGCTAAAAACATCGGTAGGTTGAAATTCGGTAACGCCCTGCCCTGCCCCGTAAATACACTGCTTTGGAGTTCTCAGTAGTAAAGGGCTGCTTAGTCTGTAAACACCTGGGGGAAAGTAAACAGAACCGTTTGCATCCATAGCCGCTTGGCAAGCTGTAGAAACATTGGTAAATTCAGTCCACGTATTTGTTTGAACCGCCTGTATTTCAGCGGGCGTCATGTAATCAAAAACACAGGATTGTGCGCCTTTAATCATAGAATAAGTTACTTTTGTGAGTGCCATTTTTGCCCCTTAAATTGAATACGTTCCGCTAAAATAAATAGCATTTGTTGTGGAAATCGCCCCCACAGCGTATATATTTGTAGATACAAGATCGAGACTTCCACCCGCTGCAAGTGTTCCATTGAAGTACGTCCCTGCTGTGTCCCAGCTTGAGGCGTAAGGAAGATTCGATGTGATTACAGTTCCAGCAGAAGCGGCAACAGTTGTCCCAAGAACGTATCCTGAAATATGAACTTGACGGCCTATTCTGGTGTACTTTCCCGCTGATCCAAAAGTTCCGGTAACAGTCAACCCAGCGCCTTGATTCGGCGTCCAAGTCCCCTCCTCATACCAGTTCAGCAGTTGACTCGTCATTCCCGCTGCGTGGGTGTTAGCGGTGAAGTTGATGCCTTTGGTGGCTGTGCCCTGGATTAGGTTGCCTGTGGCTAATGTCTGGTCGTCAGTGAAGGACTGAGCAGCGTCAGTTCTAGCCGCAGTCCAATTCGCATTAGGTACAGTGACAACACGGGTAGATGCTGCGGCAGGGCCAGCAATCTGCAATATTCCACTGGTTGCGTTTGACCTGATATTCTTTACTGTCAGGTCATCTACCGCCACTTTCTTTGTTGCACCATCCCATGCAGGAACAAGCTCTGTCCCCGCAAGTGGGGTTGTGGCAGCGGTTAAGCCACTAATGTTTTTGTTGGTCATGGTACAAGATTAGTAATGCTTGTTACGGTGCCAGTAACAACGGTAACAAGGCCAAACGAGTAGAACTTGCCCGTAGATGATGTTGTTATTTCATAAGTTCCAGCAGGGACTAAAACAGCTACAGGATCGCTTGCTAACCACGCAGCATCAAACGCTGCCGTATCATCCGTCACCCCATCACCAACTGCCCCAAAATCCAGCACACTCACACTCTCCCGCAGCTTGGCTTGAACTGTTGTGGGGACTGCTCCGGTGCCTGCTGGCTCATATTGAACTAAGCTAGCATCAGTAGTACCAACTCCAATGGGCTTACCAATCTTAACCGTAATTAATGCTCCAACATGTGGCACTTCTGATAGCGTAAGTTGATCGAGTACCACAGTATAGCTACTTGACTGCTGGTGTGCACCATCAATGTAAAGATCAACATGCAGGGAGCTATCAACAGCAGCTGAGAGAGTATACGTTGCAGCAACTCCATCTCCTATAATCTCTTGGCTAGTTACAATTGCAGCAACAGCGCCACCAACGATAGCCCCAGTTAAAGATGTGATCTGGCCTTGCAGATTTGTGTCTGCGTTAGTGCGGTCTGTTATCTCTGTAGCTAATCTAGAATTAACAGACGTTTTTAATGTGCGAAATTCTAGGGCAGCAGATTCAACAGTCTGGCTTTCAAGCGGCTCAGTAAAATCTGCAGCGTTAGGTACGTAAGTTGCCATAATATTCCTTATAGTGTTAAATAGCCAGCACACGCTTAGTTCACCATCCCAATAAGATGTGAGGATACCAAGAGTTCTTTAAATGGCTGTACGTGAGTGCGTTGAAAGTCATTAGCCATTTCTGCGAATCCGGTGCGCGCAAACACAATGGCGGCTGCCCACATGGCTAGTTCATCAGGATATTCATTAGCGATCCAGCTAGCATAGTCAGCTTCAGTTACTACTGGGTTCTTGTAATACGTAACTGCCATTGACCCAGTTGCTATGCAGGGATAAACGCGCAGAGTGTCACCAATCATTGTGAACATCGAAGTACGCAACCCATTGTCGCTATCATATAAATCTTGCAGCTCTCTGTACTCAAGGTTCTCAACTGGGGCGCCGGTAGAGTCTATAGATTTAATAGACTGTAAACTGCGCAGCTTGGGAAGAAGCGTAGTCAAGTCAGCTAAATCATAATATTTAGCACCGCTTAAAGGTGTATATGATAAAGTTCCAGGAGCAGTATCTCGTGGAAAGAAGTCAACATGGTGCGCACGTAGAGTTGCTGTCCTGATAGCCGCTTGAGTAATAGCAGTTACTTCAGGGCGCCTAGTTTGCCCTACAACCAAGGC